CAGGAATGGAGCCACAAGACCTCTACAAACACTACTCAGAGCTGTTTCTATTCCCACATTGCACATACAACTCAGCAGGTAAATTCAAATCGGGTGGAACTTCAACACTGAAAACAAATGAGTTTGCAGACTTCCTATCTAAAATTCAGGCTGATGCAGCAATTGAGTTTCATAATCAGTTACCCACTAGGGATGATCTAAATTTTGCAGACTTTCAAAATCAATACGAACAATCATGGCAAGGACAGTAAAGAATAATTGTGAGTATTTTCCACACCTCACAACAATGAGAAATCATAAAAAGGTAAAAGCATTACGCAATAAGTTTGGTCAAGTTTCCGGCTATGCTTTTTGGTCAATGTTTGTGGAGTATCTAACTGAGCAGGATGGTAACGAAATAGAAAATTCTGAAATGGAATTTGAGATGTTTGCCGGAGAACTTGGAGTTTCTGTCACAGAAATACGTGACATGATTGATTACTGCTTAAAGATTGAACTTTTATTTCTAAGCGATGAAAATTTCATCTATTCAGAGAGTTTAAATGAAAACTTACAGCCTGTTTATGATAAGCGGAAAAGAGCAAAAGAAAGTTCAAAAACACGGAAAAGAAGAGAAAACGGCAATTTCTGTGACAGTAATACCACAGGTGTTGACGAAACTGTAACAGAAACTCCACAGAGTAAAGTAGAGTATAGTAAAGAAGAGAAAAGGAGAGAAGAGGGAGAGAAAGAAAAGCCCACCAAAAAAAATCCAATAGTCATAAATTTGGAACCTTTCAGAGATAAAATGCTTATCCCTATTTCTGAATGTGAAACTGAAATGATAAAAGATGAAATTACGTTGAATAACAATGCAATGAAATATCATTTAAACCCTGATTTGATTGAGGTAAGAGAATGGTTAGTTGAATTTTTCTCAACTCAGAGAAGTGAAGGTGTAACAGAAGTAACCCTAAAAGATAGCCGTTCATACTTTTCAAGATGGCTTAACAAACAACTCATAAACAAAAAAACAGATGGACAGAAAGTTAGTAACGTTGGTGAAAAACCAAATATCATTGCCAACCGTATTGCCTCAAATATCGAAAGACTTGCAGCAGAGGATAGCGCTCGTCAGAGAGAACCTGGGCAATTACGGGCAGTTTGTTCTTAGGTTCAACCCTGACATTCAAAATTCGATTGCCAATCTTAGGGCCGGATATGTTGAATGTTGGAATATGAAATACCCTTCTTTGAATTTAATCGGTCACACTTACGGAAATGAGCAGGTTGTAGAATGGCTCAAAATTCAGTTCTTTGATTTAAACAATTTCGTCGGAGTTAAGGAAAAAATGAGCGACAAGCAGTTGACGGATGTAGCTAATTTATTTTATTGCGATTGTTACAATTTGAATATCTCAGAAGTGGCTTTGTTTTTCCTGAATTACAAGCTTGGCAAGTTTGGAGAGTTTTACGGAATTGTTGATCCCTTGAAAATAATGACGGCAAAAAACAAGTTCCTAGCTGAGCGAATTACAGCCCTGAACCGAAACAGAGAGAGAATGCAGCAAGAAAGGGAAAACGAGCAACGAGATAACAGGGAGCAGATTAAAAACGCTATCCTAGCACACAATGCAGAGAAACGAAAGAAGGCATTGAATACAAAAAAGAAGTGGTTACGAATGGATTTAATCAGATAGGATGAAACAAGTATCAAATAAACAGGCAGCTAAAAATAGAACCTTAGCCGGTATCAAAAAAAAACTACCAAAGCAGTGTACTGTTTGCGGTAGAGTGGCAGATGATTTAATGCATATCCTTCCCAAATCAATATGGCCGGAGCATTACTTGAACCCTGAGAATTTAGTTATCGGCTGTCGGGAGCATCACAATGAGTTTGACAATTCAATGAATTTTAGAAAACTTCAAACACATTTGTATGAAAAAGTTTACTCTTTTGATAAACTTGCAGCTAATCGCTATTTCGGGATGAATTAAACGGCTTAAGTGATTGTATAACAAACATTTATTAGTATCTTTATAGAGCAAACAAAAACAATTAAAAACAGCATTATGGACATTGAAAAAAAAGTAGTCCCTGCTCAGATGAACAGGATTCCCGACTTCAAAACATTACAGGAAGCAATGGAAGACCCAAAGCTTAAAGAGTTTTTGGCAAAAAGGATTCAGTCAGTAGCCAATCTTAGAGGGGTAAAAAGAAGCCCCGCAAATTATCTGAAAGAACACGGCATTCTGAATATTAGTTCAATCACGTATGAAACTATTCTAATCGCTGAAAAAGTATCAGACAGACCCCCTGCAGTACGCAAATACATCGAAATGATTTCCCACAATGCAATTGCAGACATGCTGAATTGGTATGTGAAAGGGGGCGAAGATGCTAAAATTTAAAGAGTCTTTTGATAATTTAGATGTAGCAATTACCGATTTGAGTAATGCGATTCAAAAAGACGTTTCCCCTGTATTTGAAAAAATATATGAAGTAATGAATAAACTAAAAAAGCAGCCGAAAATCAAAACCCATGTTCTTTGGGTTTCCCCACGTTTCCCCCACGATCATCCAAGAGCAGGTGAAGCAACGTATTTTGTAGATAAAATAGCTATTGCCCTATCACTTGCATTGATAAATGAAAATGCTGATAATTTTAGTGCAAAGCTCCATACTTGCCGAGCTGACTCCAAAAACAGCAAAAACAAGAAAGGCGCTTATGAAGAGTGGAAACGAAAGATTGACGAAGTGAATGCCGGCAAAGCAATCCTATCATTACGGATGTGGTCGGGCAGCCCTTACAACTCCAAACATGACGGCAGCCAACCTGTAGAAATTGCTCAGTTCAATAAAGATTCAGGCATTGGAGTTCAGAAACTAGAATTTACAGAAGGTTGTATTTGCAGTTTTTGCAGTATAGATGGACGTGAAACTAAAATAGTAAATGTAGCAATCAATGATGGTTTATCTTGGAGCAGCTTCAAAGCATGGTTTCGCAAAGCGGACCTATCAAAACCGATTGCAATAATTCAACTTACCAAATTCAGATATTAAGATGACACAAGAAGAATTAAAACAAATAATTATTTCAGGTTGTAAATTCAGGTATAAATCTTACAATTTTAGAGCAGCAAAAAGAGAATTTATTTCAACATTAGATTCAAGAGAAATTCCTGAATATGAAGAGTCTGATAAGTTATGTTCTGATTATATGCCGAAAGAACTAAAGGAAAAACATTTAGTTTGGCGTGAAGGTTGGCTTAGAAAAGTAGATTTCCAATCAAACGGAAACATTTCTCGCTGTATAATAGGGAAACACTTTATGTATTCAAAATCTTTCACACTTGAAGATTTCGGAGAGTCTGTTTTTCCTTTAGATTTATAATAAAAACCGCTATGAACGCAGTAACATTAATCAACCCAACAGGAGAAAAGAAAGAGCTTACAAATGTAGAGTTCTTTGCATTGAAGATTGAGTTTTCAAAAGCAAAGGCCTACATTCAATGGGCTACAGCAAATCAGCGTACCTGTTGGACAGTATGCGACGGAGTTCAGAAGTTCAGTCCTTACGCTGTTGATGATTTCCTTACTCACTTAAACTACATAGTTATTCACAATTGAACAATAAGCAAAATGACAAATTACGACATAAAAAGATTAGCCCTAGTTTTAGCTGTTCAGGCAGACATAGAAGGAATGAAAGCTTTCAACAAAAATAGAGAGTTAAATGGTATGTGTGTCGGGTATGACGAAGCGCAATTCTTTGGCAAAGCAGAGGAATTACGAAATTTAGCAGCAACACACGACGAACAATTATAATCATGGCAATATCACAAACGAATTTGAGCGCATTAATTGCTAAAGGGTTTGATCCCGAAAAAATGAGTAAGTACGAGAGTGCAATTTTCTTACTCCAAAACATGTCCAACACCTTACGGCTCGAATATGACGAGTATATGAAAAGTTGGGGATTTAAAGGAAAGGCATCAGCAATGACATTCGCATTGAATAGGGACACAAAAACATACCTCGAATACGTCCGGAGTATGATTCACGAAAACCAAGAAAAGAATTTCTTTATTGATTATCAGGGTTTCGATACTCAGTTCAGAACCTTTGCAAATATTGAGTATTTAAAAGAAAAAGGTAATGAGAAACAAACGGCTAAATAATTCAATTGAGATAGCAATTTCAGCAACACTGCTGATTTTAATAATATACTTCAAATTATGTTTAAAATAGAAGAAACGAAGTTTGTCCCACTTTACGACGATGCTGTTTTTATATCTTGCACCGTAAAGGACAATGAAACAAGTCTTATCACAGATTCAAAGAGAATTGACCACGCTTGTATAAACGTATTCCCTGGCGAATATGATTTCAAAGGAATTACTGAAACGCAATCAGGGAAAGTGGCAAAGCTTGAACTGCACGGAGAAAACGAAATACTATGAGCGCAAACAGTGGATTTAAAGTAACAACGGCTACAGGGCTAACAGGTCAAACAAAGAACTCTGACAGCTTAGTAAATGGAAAGATTTGTGTCTACTTAGATGATGGGTCCAAAATGATGTGCAACCCTCGGAACTTGAAACAAAAAGGATTTATTGATTAATATTATGGAAGATATAGAAGAAGTTGAAGTTTGGAAAGACCTACCTGAATTTGAGGGGTATTATCAAATAAGTAGTTTTGGAAGAGGTAAAAGCCTTGAACGTAAAGTCGTAAAATGGGATGGATTTAGAACTGTGAAAGAGAGAATTTTGAAACCAACAGATAGAGGTCGTGAGTATTTATGTTTCAATTTAGCGAAACTAGGGATAAGCAAAAGATACGATATTCATGTTCTTGTGTGTATTGCTTTTCATGGATTTATTCCTTGCGGACATGATTTAGTTCCAAACCATAAGGATGAAAACAAACAAAACAATTATGCTTCTAACTTTGAAATTGTTTCAAGCAGAAAAAATATATCGGAAGCATTTATGAATAAAAAAACGAGTTCTATTTATACAGGAGTAACGTGGGTATCAAAGAGTAGCAAGTGGGTTTCATGTATTACTGTTGGATGCACCCCCTATCATCTTGGATATTATAAAGATGAAATAGAAGCGTCTGAGATATATAAATTAGCCTTGAATAAAATTGAAGATTTGACTTTTGAAGAATGGTATTTAAACCTTAAAATAAATCAAAACAAAACATCTGAATTTAAGGGTGTTAGTTGGTGCTCAAACGTAGGAAAATGGAGAGCGCAAAAATGTTTCAAGGGAGTTAAGTACAACCTTGGGTTGTTTGTAAATGAAATTGATGCAGCTAACGAATATAAAAATTGGAAATTATAGTTATAAACAATTAAAAAGTAAAATGTCATAATGAAATTAACAGTTACAGGCCATATAGGTCAGGATGCTACAGTCAAAGAATGGAACGGTCAGCACTTCATTGCGTTCTCAGTTGCAAATACAGAGAGCTACACAGACGGTCAAGGAGTAAAGCACGAAACGACTGAGTGGATTTCCTGCTTGAAGAAAGTAAAAGAGGGTAGCGGACTTGTCCAATACATGAAGAAAGGAACGAAAGTTTTTGTTGAAGGTGCACTTTCTAAAAAGATGTTTGAGAAAGCCGGACAGCGAGAATGTGGATTGAATTGCAATGTTTCGTATTTAGAACTACTCAGTCCAAAAGCTGAAAATTCTGTGCCGGCAGAGCTAAAGGCTGAACCAAATCCGATTGGCTCACCTACACCCCCACCCGTTCCCCCTGCAGGAGAAGGAAGCGACTTACCGTTTTAACCATGACAAAGGAAGATTTGATTATTGGAATAGACCCCGATACAATAGCAAGCGGTGTTGCATGGCTCTACACAGAGGATAGAAGACTTGTTTTGCAGTCAATGGCATTTCCTAAGTTATTGGAGAGCTTACAAGGGCTTAAAAAGAGTTGTTCCCAAAACGAGAAAACACTGATTGTAATAGTTGAAGCGGGTTGGCTTAATAAATCCAATTGGCACAAAGGTTACAAGGATGGAAAGACAGGGGCTTATGTTACCAACTCAGGAAATGTAAACGAAGCTATTTCAAGGAAGACAGGAGCCAACCATGAAACAGGTCGAAAGATTATTGAAATGTGTAACCATTACGGAATTGAAGTTCGCGAACAACTCCCACTTAAAAAGATTTGGGCGGGTCCTGATGGCAAAATCACTCATGCTGAGCTTTCATATTTCACAGGAATAAAAGAGCGCACTAATCAAGACTGTCGAGATGCTGCACTTATTTCGTGGAATTATGCCAATTATGCAATAAAAATGAAAGTTTTCGGCAAAAAGTGATTGTATTACAAACAGAATGTGTACTTTTACGACTCGAAAGAACAAAGTAAGGCAAATATCACATGCGAGTGACATTAAGGGAAAACAGAAAGTCGCAAGCCTGACGTAAGTACCTAAGCTTTATTTTACTGTAGTTATGCTTTATTAAGTATAATATTGCAGTTAATTAGTTGATTATGAGTACCTTTATAGAAACAAATTAAACAACTACAATATGCAAATCGCTACAGGTAATTTTTCGAATGTAAAGAAATATCAAGCTAAAGGGTTTTTCCCTATCTCAATCGCATTAAGTGCAAAGTATTTCAATGGCTACACATACGCAGTTCTAAATCCTGAATGGGGTTATATGAATGATGCAGAACCTAGCTACACACAAAAATTTAATAAGGGATTGGAAAGGCTATCTGCTCAAAAAGTGTATGCTGATTTAATCGCTGCTTCAAAAGGTAAAAACATTGTTTTGTTATGCCATGAGAAAGAAGGTGATTTCTGTCATAGAAGCTTAGTTGCACTATGGCTTACTAAAGAATTGGGAATTGAAGTTTTGGAGTTAGGCAAAATGGAAGTTCCGGTTTTAATAAACACACAGACAGCAATGTTTGTATAGTACCTGCGGGGTAAGTGTTACGGTAGCATGTTACGTTCCCAACGTGAATGAGTGGTTCAATTCCACACCCCGCTCAAAAATGAGAACAATTAAAAAAGGATAGGACTATTTCAAACAGTGCTGTCCTTTTTTTCGTAAAGTGTAATTCGCAAATTAAAGGATATGTTTAAAGGAACGACTCCGCAGGAGGTAAAGATATTATTGCAGGACTTAATGAAGGACACCGCACACAATAAGAAAGATGTTTTTATTGGTTGTTCGGGAAACTTCACTGTAGATAAGATTATGTCAAAGCTAGGGTACAATGTGCATTCAAATGATGTGTGTTTGTATTCAAAATTGATTGCTGATGTAATGTTAGGAACAGATACGGAGCTAGAAGTTATCAATCCTGAGCTAAAAGTGCTATTTGATAGTTGGCAAGATTCAAAGTATAAAAAACTTATTCAGATAATGTTCACAATTAGATTGTCTGATTATGCACCGTTGAAGAATGACTATCAGAGAATGTTCTTTGATTCATGGATGTGTCAATCAGAACAATACTATACGAAGACTATAGAAAAGTTTGAGAAAGGTGCGTTTGACTTTAACATTAAGAGCTTTGAGTTCTGCGACTTCGTTGACTTCCTAAAAGCTAAAAACGGCAAAGGTGTGGGTATCAGCTTCCAGCCTACATACAAGGCAGGTTATGAGAAGATGTTCGACTACGTTGAGAAAGCCTTTAATTACGAGAGAGCAGAATATAAAATGTTTGACCCGAAGGAAGGCAGCTTGATTTTTCAAGAGTTGTTGGAAGCAGACGAAAACATTATTTACTCAGACAGAGAGTGGCCGGAGCTTATGAAATGGGAATCGGGCGTTGTGAATTTGGGAGCCGGTAAACAACCATTGTTTTTGTACTCTTCCATTGCAGGAGAGAAGTACTATTTCCAACGAGATAAAAAGCAGGTTCAATCTACCTTAACCGTATTACCCGCAAACTACGAGTTTACAAAGCGTACGGTCATCACAGTAGGACTTTGTTCGGTGAATGATATAAACTACTTCAAAGCTTTTTACATGGCTAACAAGGTCAATTATACGACAGGCGGTGATATGGGTCTTGCATTCTTTGCAGACGGTAAGGCTTTCGGTTTTACTTCATTCAGCAAGATGCTTTCAACTATGGAATTAATTTTCATGCAAAGTGATTTTGTGGCAAACACTGACACAGGCAAGCTGAGCAAATTACTTATCATGTTGACCCGATCCACAGAAGTACGAAAGGTTATTGCAAGAAAGATTGCAAACTACTACGAAGGATTGAAGACCACTGTCTACACTGAGAGCGCAATATCAATGAAGTATCGAGGGGTTTACGAATTGGAGCGCAGAGATAAAGGAAAGCTGATGTACGTTGGCAAATTTACAAATCAAACATTAAAACAAATCTATTCATTATGGCTGGACAAGAATTACAGAAAGAAGTAACCGAAAAGAACGTTGACGAAATCAGGGAAAAGCTGACTGACATCAACATTTTAATTGCTCCCTACAAATTGGCTTATGTCAGTCCTACAGGTGATTGCCTTTCACTACAGAAAAATGCTCACTTCATGGACAAAGGTACATTGGACAAATTGGTTGACAATGTATCGAATGACGGCTTTCTATCTCAATTGCCTTTTGGTATGAAACAGAATGCAGACGGAAAGTACTTGATTTTATCAGGTAATCACAGGCTCAAAGCTTCTATAAAGGCACATCTCGAATACATCTTAATCTTATACATTGACGAGGTAGATAAGGACACACAGCTTGCTTATCAGCTTTCTCATAATGCTTTGGTTGGTAAGGATGACGTACAGATGTTGCAAGATATTTACGCAGAGATGAAAACCATTGAATCTAAAGAGTTTTCAGGATTGAACGGCTTACAGTTCGTTGATATTGAAAAGCTGCAGATTGCTTCTATTGGTGATGCTGACATTGAACTTACAGAGATGAAGTTCTTATTTATTGAGAATAAGACCAACGATGTAAAGCGTGTCCTCGCTGAACTTGAATCGCAAAAGCTTGGTGAGAATTGCAATATCGTTGTAGGTTCATTTGAAGAGTTCATTAAGACAATGACTGAGGTTAAGAAGGCTTACAACATTAAAAGTAATACAGTTGCATTTGGTCGAATGATTGACATTTGCAATGAGCAACTACAACTTATTAAAGCACAAGAAAACTAATGAGAACAGGAAGACCGAAAGAAGATATTTATCAGAAGTATGTCGCAGGACATGAAGAAACGATTACTTCTGATTGTAGGAATGGAGCAGACAACGCAGGGTTAGCGTTACGGCTTGGGTGTGGACTTACTACACTCAAAAGGCTTATAAGAGATTACCCTGAGTTTAAAAAGTTGGTGAGAATAAACAAATACGATGCTGACTTAAAAGTTGAATCTTCACTTTATAACAGAGCTTTAGGCTATGAAGTTGAAGAAACAACTACCAAAGTTATTGTGAACAAAGACGGTACAGGTACGACCACCGAAGTGAGTAAGACTAAGAAGCATATCGTTGCTGATACGACCGCCTGTATATTTTGGATGAAGAATAGAAAACCCGAAGAGTGGAGAGAGAAACAAGAAGTTGAAGTTTCCGGCAACCCATTTGAAGAATTAATGAAAGCTGCAACTGCTAAATAATGGCTAAGAAAACGAATGATAAAAAAGCAAAAGATGATGAAGCAAAAATCATTCTATTCAAGTCGTGGCAAAATGATTGGAATAAATTTGTACGTGAAGTCCTGAAAGCCCGATTAGATAAGGAACAACAGGAGATTATCAGCTCAGTACAACACAACCCAATGACAACAGTGGCAAGCGGAACGGCAAGAGGTAAAGACTTTGTTGCAGCATGTGCCTGTTTATGTTTCTTTTACCTTACCCCTAAATGGAATGAAGACGGCAATCTGATTGAGAATACAAAAGTTGCAATGACAGCCCCAACAGGTAGACAGGTTACTAATATCATGGTTCCCGAAGTTAGAAGACTTTTGAGAAATGCGGGTTGCCTTCCTGGGCGTGTAGTTGCCGGAGATATTAGAACAGACTATGAAGAGTGGTTTTTGACAGGATTTAAGGCTGATGATAATAATGCAGAAGCATGGTCCGGTTTCCACGCAGTAAACACAATGTTCGCAGTAACGGAAGCAACAGGCATTTCAGAGTTGACCTACTCGGCCATTGAAGGGAACTTGCAAGGTAATTCAAGATTACTACTTGTATTCAATCCTAACATTACGACAGGCTATGCAGCTAAAAGCATGAAGTCAGCACGTTTTAAAAAGTTTAGATTAAATTCATTACATGCTGAAAATGTAGTCAATAAGAAAGTAACAATCACAGGGCAGGTCGATTACAATTGGATAAAAGATAAGGTTGAGAGTTGGTGTTCACCTATCTCTGAAAGTGAATTGAATGAGGGTGAAGGAGATTTCCACTTTGAAAAAAAGGTTTACCGACCAAATGATTTATTCAGAGTAAAGGTTTTGGGAATGTTCCCTAGAATATCGGAAGACAACCTTATCCCTTACGAATGGATTGCTTTAGCAAATGAACGTTGGCAGCTTTACAAAGATACAGGTTCGTTCCCAAATGTTCCTGTTCGGATTGGTGTTGACGTTGCAGGAATGGGTAGAGATGAAAGTGTTCTTTGCCATCGGTTTGATAATTATGTAGACAGATTTGATTCGCACCAATCAGCAGGAAAAGCCGACCACATGCACGTTGCAGGGATGTTGGTTGCTCCACTTGGGAAAAAGGGTACTTATGCCTTTATTGATACCATCGGAGAGGGTGCAGGTGTTTTCTCTAGGCTTATCGAATTAGGTTTATTCAATGCTGTTTCGTGTAAGTTTTCAGAAGGAGCAAACGACATGAACGACATTACAGGAGTTTACACATTTGCCAACATGAGAGCGTATTTATATTGGTGTGTAAGGGATTGGCTCGACCCAAAGAATAAGTTTCTACCATGCGACAAACTGACTGAGGAAGCCACAGAGATAAAGTGGAAATTTCAAAGCAACGGCTCTATTATCATTGAACCGAAAGAAGACATCAAAAAAAGAATAAAGCGATCCACCGATTATTTCGACCCGCTTGCAAATACTTTTTATCCTACCGGCTTAGGATTGCAAATGTCAGATGACGATTTACTAGCAGACTTATTATAAAAACTAATCATATGAAAAAAGAAAAGAAATTGCCCAAAGCTGTAGAAACTACAACCGTTGCGAATGCTGTATCTTACCTTAAATCAGCCATTAGTGGTGGCTCTGAGATAACAGGTAATTTGGCTATAAATGAAGTTGAACCAACCGAAAACAAAGTTCGTGCTGTTGCATATCTAAAACAGGCATTCAAGCCCGAACCGATTTGTTATTCAAACCGTCCTAACGAAAACGGTGAATGTAGAAACTGTAAGAAAATTCATATCACTAAATAAAAATTATGACTCTAATCGAGATTTTTACAAAAGACCGGGATATTGCGAAAATAATTGCAGACCTGAAAGTAAAGACTGTAATTGTTCGGTCATGGGCTAACTCTTCAAAAGAGTACGACCCAACACGCCACGAGATTGTAACAAACAAAACCTTACGTCCTGATAAGCGCAGAGCTAACGGTAAAATAGACAAGGTTGCTCGTATTACTTACGGATTGCAAAAGCTATCAGTAAAACGAATGACACAAATGGCTTTCTCTATCCCTGTAAAGAGAGTATATGTCACAGGTACAGACAAGACCAAAATCGAACAATCAAAGGCGATTGAAGCAATCTACAAGGAAGCCCGAATAAATGCCGTAAACAGCAAGAGAATGCATGCTTATTTTGCAGCTTGCGAAATTGCTACTATTTGGTATGTTGTCCCTACAGAAGTGCATAACCTTTACGGATTTGAAACAAAGTGGAAACTACGTTGTCGGTCTTACTCACCAATGGAAGAGAAGTTTTCGAGAATTGAACAGTCTTCAATATATCCATTGAAAGACCGTTTCGGTGATTTGATTGCACTTAGTTTTGAGTACGTTATCACCGAAGACAATAAAGAAGTAACCTATTTTGAAACCTATACTAAAACTGCAAAGTTTGTTTGGAAACAAATTGACGGTGAATGGTCGGAAGTTTCAGACCCTTCGCTAATTTCAATCGAGAAAATACCTGCAGGTTACATGTCCCGCCCAATCCCTATTTGGGAAGACTCAACTACATCTACACAGGAAATTGAGTTTACACTTTCGAGAAGTAGCGATATTATCAAGAAAAACGCTGCTCCGATACTTGTTGTTGAGGGTGACTTAATTGGTGAGTCTAAAGTTCCCGAAGGTACATTGGCAAGAGAAGTGTATCAAATAAAGGGTGCAGGTAGTGTGAAGTATGCAACTTGGGAACAACAGATTGAAGCGCAAAAGTTCCACATATCAACTCTAAAACAGAACGTTGAAGAGGAATTACAGTTACCTAACTTGTCAATGGAAAACATGAAAGGTCTTGGAGCAATAAGCGGTGAAGCCCGAAAAACCCTATTGACAGAAGCCCATTTGAAAGTTGGTGACGAAAGCGGTGATATTATCGAAATGCTTGAAAGAGAGTTCAATGTAATAAAGGCTTTTGTTGGTCAAATGAATAAGGCTTGGGTAAGCTCAATCGGAGAGCTAAAGGCTGAACACATTATAACTCCATTCATTCAGAATGACGAACAGGCAACCATTGACAAGCTTTCAAAGGCTACAGGTGGCAAAGCAATGCTTTCAAGAAAAGAAGCTGTAAATATATTGGATTGGGTCGATGACAAAGAAGCTGAAATTGCACAATTGGATTTAGAGGAACAACAGTCAAATTCAGTCGATGCGTTCCCAACATCTAAGTAATGGAAGAAGCAATATTTAAACTACTCAACAGGTTGGCCGGAGAGAAACGGTCAGCCTGTAAGTTTCCAACCTACACAACGAAGCTTGAAATTGATAACGCTGTTTCGGATGCCTTAAACAAACTCTATTCAGATGGTCGGATAAAGGTTGGAGATACAGCAAATGGCAAATGGATAGAAGTTATTTGATTTTGCTTTACAAATGCACTATCCGACAGCTCGCAAAAACAATAAAAAAGCAAATAGCTGCTCACTAAAATAATCAAAATGACAAATGCAAATAGTAATGAAGTAAGTAATGAATTGAATTATTGGGCTAAAATGGAGATTTGTCATTTGCCTTTTGCTATGCAAGACTTGGCTAGATTCTGTTTGGGTGATTACATAGCTGCAGGAATGAGCCGAATGGTGTTTGATTGGAAATTTACTCCAAATACTGTTGTTAAGTTTTGCAAGGCTGAGGATTGTCAATCTAATTGGAATGAGTATTCTGTTTGGCAAACTGTAAAAGATACCAAAAATGCAAAGTGGTTTTGTCCTGTAATAGACATCAGCCCATGTGGTCGATTCTTACTAATGGAAAAAGCTCGTACGATAACTACAGAAGACAAGCTTCCGAAGAAACTACCAAACTTCTTTACAGACATTCACACAGGGAATTTCGGGTATATTGAAGACAGATTCGTTTGTATAGACTATCAGTTTATTTCCCGTTCAATAGATTTATCATTTTGTACGCAAAAGCAATCAGTAAATTGGGTTTAATATCATGCCAAAAATAATTAAGATTGATTTCGAAGCGGAGCATTTCAACCGTACCGAGATAGCAGCAAAACGAGTTCAGCAGATTTATTTAGCCACGATAAAGGAAGCAGCTCAAATCGCTACCTCAATAACTAATGTAGACCTTTCTAAGCCGTTTTCATTTGCGGACTATCCAAGTACCAACGCAAGAGTAAAAAAGCTAATAGCGACCCATTACGGCATGGTATCGAATGTAATTACCAATGCTACACTAGAAGAGTGGAGCGAAGCCTGTATAAAAAGTGCTGAATTAGTAAAAGCGATTGCCGGCAAAACAAAACTTCTACCTGAGCAAATTGCAAAGTATGGAAATAGGAACCTCGAAGCACTGAGCGCCTTTCAAAAACAGAAGTACAACGGACTCGGTTTGTCGGATAGAGTTTGGAACTTATCGGCTCAATTCAAAACCGATTTAGAGATGGGCCTAGATTTAGGGTTAGGTAGTGGAATGTCAGCAACCGACCTTAGCAGAGAATTGAGGGGTTTCCTGAACAATCCCGATGAACTGTTCCGAAGAGTTCGTGATAAGAACGGAAATTTGAAACTTTCAAAACCTGCAAAAGCATTTCACCCAGGAGCGGGACGTTATCGGAGTTCGTACAAAAATGCAATGCGACTAACTCGGAACACAATCAATGAAGCATACAGGGAAAGCGATCATCTGCAAAGGCAGCAATTAGATTTCATTGTCGGGTTTGAAGTGGTTCGCTCCAATCATGTTTTTGCCTGTCCTATTTGCGATGCACTGAAAGGTAAATATCCAAAGACGTTTCACTTTGTTTCGTGGCATGTTCAATGCAGGTGTCACGTTCTTGAAATACTAACAACCCAAGAGGAATTTATCAGTAAGCAAAAGCGGTTATTATCCGGCTTAGCAGATATTCCTTCTAAGTCAGCGAATGAGGTTACCCACCTACCCGATGGATTTAATAAGTACATGAAAGACAACAAAGAGAAAATCCGAAGGTCGAGTGATAGAGATACGCTCCCTAACTTCATAAAGCATAACAGAAATTTAGGTATAATCAAGTCGATTCTAACCGTAAAATAGTAAAGGGCAGCCGATTGGTTGCCTTTTTTGATGGTATAAAGTTAAACTATTCATAAACGCTAAAATAATATGCAAAATGTGATTGTAATACAATCATATATTAGTACCTTTACATAAAGAAATCAACTAATAAAAAATAAGCATTATGGCAACTCTTAGGACTTCAAAAGAAATTAAAGACTACTTTATTAGTTTGGGTATTGATAGTGAACTAATTAATAGTGTGTCTATTAACATACAGAACAATTTATTTGGAAAGGGAGTTGCTGCAGATGGGCTTTATATTCATTCATTTGGGAAGGACAAAAAACCTGCATTGTGGGTTCGTTCTATCAAAAATTTAGATAGGTTTCATTTTGTTTGTCTTCATGAACTTGGTCATCACATGCACTATTCGGTTATGCCTTCTTGGACAAAAAATGCAACTGAATCGCAGAAAGAGGGTATTGCTAATTTATTTGCATATGGCGAATATAAAAGATTTGTATCATGATTCTATATTTTGAAATGACATTTGAAGAGTTCTGTTTATCTATAAAAACAATTAATTCCAAACAGTATTGCGAAGATGTTTATAGACTGGGTAAGACTCACTGTATAGGTTGCTATTACTACCTTTATGTGGATAACGATTTACAATTTATTAATCCCGTTTTGAAAAAAGATAGAGGTAAAAAAATTCTGAAATCATTTTATAGCACATGTTCTATTCAAGACGTTAAGGAAAAGGCTTATAATTATATAATTGAATATGCAAAAGAAAATCAACTAATTTAAATCAGTATTAAAAAAGCAACCGAATGAAACACACAAAAGGAGCATGGTACTACTTTAAAGACCACGCAGGAACATTCACAATCAACACGGAAAAGGGAAACATTGCACAGGTGTTCGCTCCCGAAAATGCAGAGCCAGGGGAAGAAGAAGCAAACGTAAAAATAATGAATGCCGGTTCTGTAATGTTGAAAGCTCTTCAATCAGCTAAGAAGGATTTTGAAATGTTGTTGGACGGAACTTGGGAAATGAATAACGAGGGATTGGAGTCAACTCTATCAGTATTGAATAACGCAATAAATAAGGCAATAAAATGAAATATACAGAAGGAGAATGGTTTGTAAGTGGTGGGAATGAAATAGTTTCAATGCCATCACAATGTAAAATAACAAATAGAGTAAGCGGTTGGAATCAACAAGAATCAGAAGCAAACGCACAATTGATAGCTAATGCTCCGGCAATGTTTGAAGCATTGAACCACATTACCCATATTTCAGAAGCTCATTCAGTAAAGGGTTGCACTTGGGGTGATACTGATTTGGACAGTGTTTCAGTTGCACACGGATATAATCAATGTTTGGAGTATTTACAAGAAATCGCTGCAAAGGCAGTACTAAAAGTAATTATATGAGCGAAACATTCAACCAAAAGAAATTCCTATTGCCGGATAGTTCAAATAGCATGGCTTGTTATCATGCTAAAATCATGGAAGACGGAATTATGAAACTCACTATCCACGATTGCAAGGGTTCAATCCAATTGCATAACGATTTGACTAACCCCGAAGAAGTCCCCGAAGCAATTAAAAAGCTCGAAAGTTTAATCAAAGGTCTTGGAGAACTTCAAGATTTTATCTACCAAAATCATTTTAAAAAAGTCGTATATGAAAAAAGCTAGAGCAACAAAGGAGAATAAAAAGCCTATCACGAAAGATGATATACTTGACGAAATTGTCCCAAAAAGAGCAGTTGAAAAAAATGCAAGAGCGTTGAAGGTATTCAAAATGAAACCTGATCTAAAAACAAGAGGTGTAAACTCCACGGATTTTGGATTTACTCAAAAGCTAATGATGTTTGTTTTGCCGAGTTTGACTAACACTGAGATAACAGAGAAATTCAAGCTCAGACTAAATCACGAACCGGTTTCAAATTTTCGTAAAGTAAAGTCAGTATGATAGCATTTCAGGTAACAGCGTATTTAATTATAACAATCGGAATAGTCCGTTTTCTCAATGTAGTTTTAAAAAATATCTAGTCATGACAGAAAAAGAAGTAAAATTGCTTGAAATAGCAAAAGAAATAATTGAGTTGAATAAGTTTGGTTGTTTGGATTTAAAGCTTACAGGTAGCTTAATGCTTGCACACATGGGAATAAATAAAAGAAGGGAAGCAAACGACATTGATTTTCTTGTTGCTGATTATGCAATTGCAGAGGTTGGAAATGAATTATGTCCAATTTTGCCCGATGGTTTTCAAATGGACTACGAAGGGAAAAGGTCATGTCCAACAGCAATAAAGTTTATAAACTCAGTATCGAATTTGAGTATTGATTTTTTACCAACACATGAAGGCTCTGAGATTGTAGACGGTATCAACTGCAGCGATGTTGGTTATTTGATTCAAGCAAAAGAAATGATTATTGAACAAACGCCATACGAGGAAACTGCGATTAAGCACATTGAAGATTTAGAGTACTTATACAAACATAACGATTTTTAATCATGGCACAGAAAAAAACAAGAAACGACTACGAAGCGTGGCTAAACAAAATCGGTTGTACTCTCCCGAAACAGTATTTTCAATTTGGGGAAAAGAATTATTTCCGTTACGGAGAAAATCAAACGAAGTACGGGACCACAATGCGACTCCACGACCCTGAGCAGTTCAAAGAAGGTTATCCTATTTGGAAAGGGGGAAGATATGATTGATGAAGAAAAAGTTCCTCAGACAATTGAAGAGGCTGCAGAAGAGTATTTAAAAAATACTGTTGGGTGTATAAGCAAACACGCTTCTGAATGTGTAATTATTGATTTTGTAACAGGCGCAAAATCCGAAGCAGCAAAGGAGTATTGGAGAGCAGAGCTAAAAAAGGAAACCATTTTCGAAAGAGTTTCAGGGCTTGGCCGGATTGCAATTATTGGTCATTGTGGATTGGATGGAATGGTTGAAAGAGTCGGACAATTAGCTATGGAGAGAGGTTGTGAAATGACATTTTTGGATGATAGTAATGTTCAAAAAGTGTTCTCAATGAACAGTGGTGTTCCTTCTATGAAAGAAGAGTTTGAGAGATTAAGCCTGTCATTGCATAATATTTTAGAGGACTATTCCCCACGACCCTACGACCGAAAACAGATGTCAAACAATAATTATAAAAAGAAAAGGAGAAAGTAAAATGAAAGCAACAATTTCAGTAAAGCAAGAAGTAAACATTGTGACGTTACACGTTGCAGCACAAGTCCGTTATTGGGAAGATTCCGAAATAAACGGAGAAAGCGATTCAGAAGATGGGAAACTGATTCCATGTAAAGAAGGTGAATTATGGTGTCCGATTATAAATGTCGATAGTGGTATTATAACCAATTGGGAGCAGGGCAAAAAGGCTGAGATTCACTACAAAATTTGTGATTCAGGCAGTTACTACTTGAAGGATGAAGAAGGCAATACAGTACTTCAAATCGAGGAAGACTACGTTCCTAAAATGCTTGACCCAACAGATGACGGCTATGGTGACTATATAATTTTCAACGTTGACGAAAATGGTTTAATCGAAGATTGGAAGCAAACACTTGACGGTTTTGTTGGTGATGAAGATTAAATATGTAATATTCAGATTGTCAGTATATTAGAAAATAAATGTTATTTTATTACAGAAAAGTGATTGTAATGCAATCACTTTTCTGTATTTTTGTTGCCTATAGTTTAAGACTTAGGCTACAAACCGTTATGAAATATCGTAATTGTTAGTTTATAGGATTTGTATTCAGGTCTTGCAAACAAAAACAATTAATTCATAACAGAATGAAAAACAAAGTATTAGCACAATTAAAACTCAAAGCGTCATCGTTGGGGTTTAATCAAACAGAGCTTGACGGAGTTGCAACATCCATTGCTGCAAATCTTACAGCCGAATCCACAGATGATGAAGTTGCGACAGCAGTCACAACCGTACTCCCTTACTTGCAATTATCGCAGTCTTCATCCAATCGGATAATCAATGCAGAGAAAGCAAAACAAGCTACCGAAGCACTCGCTAAAATTGAAGCTGATAAAGAAGCTGCAAGAATACTAGCAGGGGGCACACCACCAAAAACAGATGAAACCAGTGCAATGGCTATCCTCGAAGCAAGACTTAAAGCGCTTGAATCAGGCAATGCATCCAAAGACAGAAAAGCAACTTTTGAAGCAACTTTGTCAGGGCTAATGCCAAAGCAAAAAGAATCCATGTTGAAAGACTTTGACCGTATCAACTTTACAGACGATGCGGATTTTCAAACGTATCTAGCTGAAAAATCAGTCACGATCCTTGGAATTAATCAAGAGTTGGCAGACGAAGGCCTTTCTAAAATGGCACGTCCTGCAGGTGGTGGCAGTGAAAAAACTGAACTTGACGAGTTTGCAAAAATGCAAGCTGAGATAAACAAAACTACTTAATTTTTAATAAATAAATTATGGATTATCAAGCAACCCCCCAAAGTGGGAAAAGTTACATTCACATGTGGGATGTAGCATCGACAGTTGTTTTCGTCGGTGGTTTTCTTGTTGACAAATCATCTTTGCCCCTTGGCTTAGAAGTGTTACCGAAAGGAACATTTTTAAAAGTTGACTTGACTGAGAGAAAAGCATCAGTTGTAAAAACAGCTATTTTGTATGAAGCGATTACTGCGCTTTCAACTGCGGTAAAAATCAAAAAGGGTTCATTGCTCATTGCAACCGATGTAGTCGGAACAGGAGCAAACAAATCAGTGGTAGGTGTAATCACAACTACTGACCCATTGTTCGACAGTTTCCCTATTGTTGCAAACGCTCTTGGAGTTATTGCTTTGGGTGGAGTTGTTCAGTCGTACACTGCTGCAGGTGTGGCAATCAATCCCGATGGGTTGAATTTCTGCAATGTGGATATTGATGCTCAACCATCATGTTCTGTAATCTATGAAGCCCGTGGAGTTGTGCCGGAAGCGTTGCCTAGTGCAATCACTGATGCGATTATCGGAGCTTTGAAGTTCGTCCAATTTCTTAAAAAATAATCTGCTATGAAAAACATTTTAGAAACCATTCAAAATCCGGTGTCATTCAGCATTTTCGTAAATGAAAATATGAAGACTTCTACCTACCAAGTAGGTTGGACTGCGGAAATGGATGTTGAGTACGAAGCTTCAAAAAGCTTTAGTGCTATTACTGCAGACTATGCTGCTGCAATTTTGGGTACTGTTATCGACAAAAATGGTGAACGTCCAAAACGTGACATGCCATCTATCGGGGACATTACAGGTAAAATCACTCGTATGGGTGACGAGTGGCAAATGGATAATGACCGTTTGGAAAGATATTTCCTTATGGAAGACCGTTTCCGTAATTCTCAAAAGAATTTCAGCACAGTGCAGAAATTAGCTCAATATAGTGCGTTGACTAAATACCTATTCAATCCGTACGAACTTGCTGCTATAGCTCCCCACAGACGTATTTTAGCACAGTATTGGGAAGGTCTTTCTACAGGTTCAATCTCACTTACCAAAACTAACAACGAAGGTGGTTTGGTTTGGTCTGCTGCTTTGGATTTACAAATGGCAAAAAATACTCTTCGTGCTACTGATATAGTTTGGTCGAAAGCCACTCTTGCAACAATGAACGTGATTGATGTTTTGCAGAATGCGGAAGAGGTAGCAACTGCTGCAGGTAAAACCGTATTGAAACACAGAATGAGTAAAGCTACTGCTGCTTTGGTTTGTCAGTGTTCACAGTTGAAAGGGTTAATCGGTATGAACTTGGGTAAAATCCAAACTTTGACAAGTCCGGCCTTAGGAGTTGCAACTGTAAATCAATACTTGGCTGCAATTGAACTTGCACCTATCGAAGTGATTAAAGAAGTTGGTTATTTGGCAGATGGAAATTCATTCTCAATGTTTGCAGATGGACGTGTTGTTTCTCAATGTGCTCCAAAAGTAGCTGTTTTGAAAGTATCTGATTCTTTGGAATTAGTTGATCCACATCCGAACAAGGTTTATGCTTCATTCAATGATAACCTGGTTTCTCAATGGAGAAATGAAAAAGGTCGTTTCATTGCTTACGAAATGTACGCTTTCCCTGTATTTACAGGACGTGGTGACGTATTTATTTTGGACGTAACAACTAAAGCAGAAGCTTAATCTGATGACAAATTTACAAGCTATCCGAGAAGATGTACAGCCCTATCCGGTTAGGCAAACGTTGATTGAAAGACTATGCGAAAAGTATAGTCTTTCACCAACCGAAGCAGTAAACAATGAGGTTTTAGTAACTACCATAGTTATTGAAATCCTCAGCCAAATGCTTGCCTTAAATAATGTGTCCGAAGGTGGTGTTTCCATATCTTTTGATAAGGAATCAGTATCCATGAACATTAAACGGAAATGTGCTGAAATCGGCTTGGATAGCTCGAAATTTGTAAACGGGCCAACTGTAACACTTTTGGAGGATTGGGGATGAACGGTACTATTCAGTCACAAATTATAACAGGCGGGGGTAAGGATGCAGAAGGCTATCCGATTAAACCTGTCATTACTTGGAGTAATTCTATCGAGTGCAAATATATCGAAAACACATTCAACAATAGAGGTAAATACATTGATGGTAGTTTCACACAGATGTCATTCTCTATAACGTTGTTTGATTTAGATTTTGATGCAAAAATAGTCCGGCTTACAAGTAATCGAGGTAAAATAATTTGCGAAAAAGAAGTCCAAAGTCTTAATGTTCTTGACGAAATTCAACGTGTAAAAATAACTATCTGATGCACTTTACTGCAACGTTTAGCATGGCCGACATAGAAGCTGAAATCAATAAACAAATTGAAATCAACAAAAAGGTTGTCATAAGCACGATGATTTATATTGGCAAAGAGTGTGTCAATGAAGCTAGAGGAATGAATACCTATGAGGACCAAACAGGAAACCTGAGAAGTTCGATTGGGTTCATGGTTCTTAGTGATGGTGTTGTTGTTCATCAATCAGCGTTTCCGGTTATCAAAAAAGGTTCAAAAGGAAAAACGGAAGGAACTACTTTTCTAAATTCTCTAATCGCTGAACATAGCAGAGGGATTGTATTAGTGGTAGTTGCCGGAATGAAATATGCTTCTTATGTGGAAGCAATGAATTTGGTTGTATTAGCTGCAGCCGAGTTACTAGCAGAGAGAAGGGTTCCTGAATTACTCAACCAATTAGGATTTAAAAGAAGATGACGAAAACAGGCGGTGAAATAGTAACGGTAATTTATAACTCGGTAAAATCGAGTTCTTTGAGATTAGCAGTAGAAGGTAATTTGTACAGAGATGATGCAAGACCATTGAACGCTACGACTGAGGATATTGTCGTTTCTATACTCACAGGAGATAATGAACAAATTCAATCGGGGTTTATTAATCTGAATATTTACGTTCCTGATATTGATTTAGAAGGGGTCAAAATTAAAGATTCAAAACGCTGTACTGAGTTGGAAATTATCGCAAACGCTTTCGTTGGGTCTATTTCTCTACTCTCGGAATATCAATTTGCCTTAGATAAAATGGTTCAGTCTTTCGCTGTAGAAGGTATTGAACAGCACTTTATTAATTGCAGAATTAAATTTAGATGTACTACTTTTTAAAATAAAAAACTATGTCAATACTAGCATGGGGGAAACCCTTAATTGAATTTACAGTAAGTACAGCGGGAGCA